AACAACTCATCAGGCATCTCTAGTTTTTGTTTCAGACGACTTTTCTGATTCTTAAACTGGACTCTTTCCGGGCTTTCGCCCTCACAACCCTCAAACATCATTTTGCTTTCTCCTGGTGGAAGACTGATACTCTCGCGAAGATGTGTTCTTTTCACCACCTCTTCGCTATCATTGAGAGCGCGAGTAATCGTTGATTCACCTACGTATCGAGACATAGGAGGAATCGGACGAACAGGCGGAGATGCACGTTCGTCCGCCATGCGATGCATGTTCCACTCTTCCCGACATTGGTCAATAAAAGCCATTCGGGTATTGTGGTCCCAGTCATGATAATTACGAGGCAACGGCAAAGTATAATTGCTAGACTTGTTAAAATACTCCCAGCCGCCTCCGCGCTCTACGGATACTCTACGAATGCCGTCGCTCATGATTATTTCCCTGTCAGTTGGGCTTTGTATACCGACACATCAATTGTGTTAACGGTAAACGCTTTGTCGCCGCCGTTGAGAACTTCCATTTCCAGCAGGATGTTATCCACGGTCGCCAGGTCATGATCGATTGACGCCTGAAGGTCTTCCGGCATATCAATACCCAGTTCTTTGGAGATGGTCGCCAGTTCCTGAACTTCCTGTTGCATACGAACATCAGCCAGGCGCTGATCCAGCTTAACGATTGACGCAGGGATTTTGTCTACCGCTTCCTGACTCTTAAGCAGTTTCCCTTTCAGACCTTCCGCAATATTGCGATGCTGAACCGACAGAACATACAGGTTCTGAGGAACATCCTGTTCAGCCTTCAGAAGTTCGAGGATCTGAGTCTCTTTCTTCTGATGTTCGGCTGCGTGGGTATCGACAAGATCCTGAAGTTTTTTGATCTGTTTCTTGCCGTCGATCTCTTTATGACGGAGTTCATCCATTTTGCGGATGATCAGTCGAGAGGCTTCGCGGGTGCGCTCTTCAGGTTTGGTAGCGGTTTCGATTGCCGTAGACGCTCGATTGTTCACGAAATTGAATAACTTTTTGAATGCGTTCATTGTATAGCCTCAAGTTGGTTTAAGGTAATCGCTTTATGCCATTGCATAGATAACTGCTGTGTGACTCGCCTGGCTCTGGCTTACTTGCCGGGTCCGTCACGCGATTTCGGGATGACTCTACTACAGTTTTTCTCAGGACACAACATCTTTTATCGATGTAATATCCATTTTTCCGGCAACGTCAGCGCTATGCGTATAGCATGTACCGTTGAACTTACGATACCAGACGCTTTCACGGTTCACCGATACCACATAGAACCAGTAGGTTTCCGAAATGATATTCACGGTCCGCTCACGGTCAATAGACCCGTCCTGGTTGAAAGTGCGAACGATTGCTGTTTTGTTTACAAGCATTCGTATTTCTTCCGAGTCTCTTCGAGATTGGTTTTCTGTTCAGTGCGGACAGAGATCCGTTTCTCAACGTGTTTGATATCAGCGTCGAGACTTTTCAGCTTTGCTTTGCGCATTTGACGCAGGTCTCTCAGCAAGTTATGAACGCTCTTCACCGGAACGCCGGACATGATCAGGCGAGCGTCGCCAACCATCATATTGAGCAGTGACCAGAGTTCAGCAGCATCCGGGCTTACTTCCGCTACTTCTTCGCGCTCTTCCAACACAGCAGCGGTCTTTTTGAAGAACTTGCGCGAATGATGAGGTATCAGGAAAGGAATATCCAGATTATCACAATGGAATTTATCCCCGTTATCATCAATGATTTCCTCTACAGCCGGATGATGCTCAGAATACCCCACACTAAGAACGCGAAATGGAGTTTTAAGGTTTTGTAGAAAATCAATTGCCCAGTTAACATGCTCTCGATTGGCCTGTGTGCGAATACTGACAAGTGCTTCAATAGCATCTCTCTTGTCATCAATGCTGCGCCAGTCAAAAAAATCTTTGGTCCATAACATAATAAAACCTCTCAATTTAAGTGAGTTCTGATAATAAAAAAGCCCCTGACCGAAGTCAAGGGCTTATGTTAGTTCATCCAGGCACGGTATTTCATAGTCTGGTTACCGGCAGAGATCAGGCCAGCTTCTTCCATGTTGGAAGCGCAATAGATCTCAACTTCGCTTTCGTCCAGACAGTCACGCAGATAAACACGACCACGATTGCTGAACACGCGAGGATTCTGCATTCCGCCAACCAGTTTCAGGAAGTCTGCTTTCTTCATCATATGTGCTTTCATGGTCATATCTCCAGTTGTTTACGACACCGTGTCGCTATGTGGAGATAATACCTATAATCAGATTACCGTGTTTAGCAAAAAGTGCTATTTCAGCACCTGTTTTGCAAGATTGTAGTAGGCTGTACGACGGTCCAGATGATTCGTACCACCGTTAACAGCTTTGGTGATCCGCACGATATCATCGGCATCACACAGGGCGTTAATGCTACGCATATCCCAGTACCAGCCAGCACTCAGGACAGCGTATTTCGGCTGCTCCAGCAGTTCTGGATGGTTTACCAGGTCAAGACCCAGCGCCTTGCCACAAGCGGTATAGTTCGCACGACCGGTAACCTGGATCAGGCCGCGTCCTTTGAACTTCGCGCCGTCGCCTGGCTGGGTGTTGCCCAGGTCTTTTGCTTTCTGTGGAGCAAAGCGGATATCGTATTTGTTGAAATACGCATCATTACCCAGTTCACGGGTGTACAGCAGTTCTTCCGACTCAACACCAATCTGCGACAGGAAGCCAGCGACACGGTTTACCGTATTGATGTTGCCCGATACCAGCAGATCATTAATTGGTTGCAGGAACTGAGCATTACGGGATTTTGCGCCTGTAGGGAAAATCTTATTCAGTTGTTCTAAGGTCAGTTTCACGGTATCTCCGTTTGCGTTTGCTTTGTTGATACATGCGATCAGAGCATTACGGGTATCTTTCCCGTACAGTCCATCAGCCCCGGATTTACCGACAGAGAACCCGCCAGCAATCAGCAGAGACTGAATCTCTTTAATGTTCTTATCCATATTTCCTCACTTGGTTGCCTTCATGAGATGTTTGCGATAACCAGCGGTTAGCGCTTTACGTTCGTCTGTTTCTTTGTACTCGAACCCCATAGCATCCATCTCAATGATCATCGCAGTCTTAGGAAGACGCGAGAACCATTTTACTTTGTCCGGGATAAACCGGTCATGCATGGGTTTGTCTGATTTATCTGCTTTGAGATAAGTGATCAGGCTTTCAAGCCAGGTGATATAATCAACGTTTTGCGCCACCAGACCAGACCGGTTGAATTTGTGTTTCATTATGCCTTCTGTCCCATTACACAGGGTACAGAGCAGGCCGCGAACACGACCGGCGTTAGGGCCAGTCAGGGCATGGTCATGGTCAAGGTGATGCTTATTGATATCTCCCTCTAAAGGGCGCTTGCAGATAGCACAGAGGCCGTCTTGTTCAATGAACAGCGCCCTTTTGAGGTCGGGATAGGATTTCTTTGTGATTCGAGTAGTTAACATAACGACACCATTCAAGTTTAGGTGTCTTTATTTATCACAGGGTGCGGACGTACTCGCGAAGCTGGTCGAAGCCGCCTACGTGCTTTCCATCATGGAAAATCTGGGGCATGGTCATTCGACGCGTACCCAGCAGAGAGGCCAGCTTATCGACTACCTGTTCATCAAGAACCGGTGCGCCGGTCGGGTCATTGCTTTTCGCTACAGACACGAAGTCGTATTTTTGGTGACGTGCATCAAGCAGACGTTTTGAGTTGATGCATGGAGGGCAATTAAAAACACTTGGCTCATAGCCATATACTGTGAACATGATTTACCTACATAAAGTCTTCTAAGTTATACGGGTTACTATTTACGCCGGTATTGCACACGTAAACTTCCCGCGTCTTTTCGTTTTCCTTTCCCTGGATCTGCTTCAGCATGTATCGCTTATCGAGGTCGATTACATCATACTTTTTCGCCCACTCAATCAGGATATCATTGCTGCGTCCGCCGTGTTCCATCACGTTGGATAGTCCAAACTTAACGCCCCTGGAATCCAGTTCATCCAGCCAGGCATAGAGACGGATTTCGTCTTCCTCTTTCCATTTAGCGTTGTACTGTGCGCCCGTAATCAGATACGGAGGATCGCAGTAAACGAAGTCGCCAGGTAAAGGGGTTGCTGCATGATAGGGCGCGTTCAGAATCGTCAGGCCGGTTTCTTTCTTCCGGTGCATATGATTGAACCGGTCAAGCCAAACATCCTTATAACCGCCTCTCACGCCACGATTTCGGTTGTTCCCGAACGGAGCATTAAACCCGCCTTTGAGGTTGGTCCGGTACAGGTTGCAGTATGCAAACATCAGCAGGACATAAAGAGCCTTCGGATCCTTTGTCTCGTTGTAGTGATTCCGTAAATCGTAATACGGACCCTCATCGGTCGGAGTCATTCGATACTCTTCGACGATATCATTCACGAAGCCGATATCAGGCTGATTAAGCAGCATGTTATACATATCAACTAGCGGCTTTTCAATATCCATCGAAACGACCGGATACGGCACGTTCAGAGACACGCTAAGACCACCGCAAAATACATCGTAGAATGTACTGACTTTCTCGGGAAACATCGGCAGAAGGTCTTTCAGGAGGCTTTGCTTGTTTCCTGTGTATGGGATCACTCCCAGGTAATTACTCATAATGTCCCTAAGTCTCTTTCGAACTTCGCTATTGAATCGTAGGAGTGACCGCGATGGATCACGAAACAATGATTTTCGCCCAGTTCGTGAATCCTGTCAAATACGACACGGTGATCGCGGTCGAGATGATCCGTTTCATAGGCAATCTTCACCAGTTCTTTGAGTACGCTCTTTTCTACGCCTTCCAGCTTAAAGGAGTGCTTCACCAGCTTGCAAAAAAGCCCCTTGCATAACACAAGGGGCTTATCTCCGTGAAACACTACAGAACCTT